GTTTCCCAGTCACGATCGAGTAGGCGGTGCATAAAATTCATCCCTTGTTTGATATGTCATCCATCTTGGAATACCCTGCTGATAGGAAAGTGAACCTCTAACTGCACACAAACCTAGTATTATGCCATGTTCCGTAAATGCAGCTCTAAAACCATTACGCTCTACTACGTCAAGGTATCCTGAAATATTCATAGTATCTACGTCTCCGTTTGCATCCACATTTGAGGCTGTATTCGTCCTGTTTTCATGAACGTTTATATACTGTTTCGATCCACCGAGATAGACCGGACGTTGCTGTCTGGCATCGGGTGATTTAACCCTGAACAAAGCGAAAACCTGTTCCGTATATCTCGATCCAGTACGCGCCATTAACTCTTGCATCCTTTGAAGTGCAAACGCCTCTCTTAAATCGTTTATACTTGCTGCAGTTGCATTCGATAAATCTGCAATAACACCTGAATTAGTACTATCCTGTGATAATCCAAGAACCTGATTTGCGTGACCTGCAGACGGACCTGAAGCAGTTCCCGTTGCCGGAAGTGAAACATTGAAACTTTGCGAAATTGCATGAAAGTCTGATACACCACCAACCGTACCAACTTGCATACCATAAGACCACGGATCTCCTGCATACTCATCTGACAAACCTATTGCCGTTCCATCACCTATTACCGGTGCATAACCACCGAGCGGAACTAATACTTCATCAAACTTTTGCGGCCAAGGCCTACAGCTTGTGAAATAATCATGTACTTTATTAATCTTTTGAAGCGGATAATCTGCCGGATCATCCGGACCATCATCTATATCCACGTTAACACTATCCTGTAAATCCTGATCTCTAAACCACTCATTCCAAATGAGATTGTACGCTCTTGAATAAAACGCATCTACAAGTATATCTGTCTGATTTGGTGGAACACCTAAATGATCGAAGAACGTATCAAAACCGAATTGAGACGTTGTATCCATCACAGGACATACATAATCCGACGGAGATGTCGGGTTTGAAATCGGATCTTTTACCTCTCCGAAGAAATAACGCCAGTTCTCCCATAACAATCTATACGGAACCTCGAAATAGAATGTCTCCAGCATAATATCATCCATAATCGGATAAATAGGAGTTATCAATCTTGCGTACATCGTAGCTGATACACTGAACTCATCACCAGGGTAATAATCCTGCCTGAAGAATGGTATCAAATAATCACAATCGAATGTGCCTTTGTAACGGTACGGTTTATTGAATGTTGAACGCTGTATATTATCGGGCAGTCCTGCATATCCGAAATTCTGTTCTAACATGCTTTTCATATATCCTTATCCTTTCTCTTTTCCTTTGCATGAATCTTTCTCTATTGCACGTAACTTTTTTAGGAAATTAATAACTAATTTTCTATCGCCTTTCACTCTGTTTTAGTCTCCTTTTTCGTGACTTGGTGTCACTCCGCACAGTTGTAGCAAGATGGCTACTGTGCGGAGGACCCTTTTGTCACCTTATTTTGGCCTTCTTGGCCCTTCTGAGCCTGTTTATCCTCTACTACTACTACTCTGGTCGGCTCTTCTTTAACCTCTTGTGGTCTCTCTCTTAAACCGAGCTCGTATTGTTCCTCTTTTTTCTCTGGATCTTCCATATATTTTAACCATCGTTCCGGATCGTTTCGGAACCTATTTCTTACTTCCGGAGGAAGTCTCATAAATGCATCTTTAACTCTTGAAATTCTTTCAAACACTCCATGTAAATCGGGAATATCTGAAAAATCTCCGTATATTAATTCCCTTGGAGGTGGCATTCTGCCGGTCTTTCTGACCTTCTGCATGATAGCATTTATATCCTGAGTTTCTTTGAAATGTTGTTGAGTCAGAGATTCTTTTATAAATTTTTTACCTCTTTCTGACATCTTTTAACTCCTTTGGATTATTGTTTTTTATTGTATCCCCCCTTTCCGGCCGTACGGCCGGTTCCCCCAAGGGGGAGTATTCACCAGCAATAATATTTTGATTTTTTATTATTATATCATTCCGGCGGTCGTACCGACCGGCGGATTCTCTTAAATTCCTACCTGCTTCAACACCTTTACCGCAATTGATTTTTAGGGTTGATTGCATAACACGCGTTCGCTTTATTGGAGGTAGATCATAAACGGATACCACCGCGGGTAGTAACCATTCGATTATTTCTTGGATGCTCTCGACGGACAATTTTATTAAACTTTCTGGCTGACCGTCTTTTGTTTTGTCGATAACGCTTCATTTGCTATACCTTTCATCATTGCATTAAGCACCTGTTGGCCATTAATGACAGTTATTGGCTTATGGGGAGAAAGCTCTCCTGTTTCTATATCGAAGAAACCTATCTGTACAAGATCGAAATCAGCTGCAAATAGATTTAAGTTGCTTTGTGGATTCATGACTTCTTTCTGAAATGCTCTTTTTATTATCTCTACGTTCCTGTCTGTCATTATCCTTGAGTATTCGCAACTCTTCCTGTCGTAGATCGTGAAAACTTTTTCCTGTAACTTGTCTTGTCTGTTCATATTTCCTCTGTTTTAAATGTTGATTAATAGCTCTTGACCTTTTTCTTTCCGATTGCATAATTTTGATCTCATCTTTTAATTCATCCTTTCTACGTTTTTGAGATCTTTTTAACTGCTGTATCCTTAATTCTGATAACCTACCTGTTACATACTCCTCTCTATTTGGATTTTCTTTTTCTTCCAGCTCTACCTCTTTTTCAAAGTAAAACCTTGGTGGAAGAACTTCCATACCGTTAATATTCATTGTATCATTTGGATAAACATCCTGTCTATACTTTAAAAACCACGGAAGACCGATCCCTGGCTTCCTACTCATTAATGTAAACTCTGGTACAACTCCATCGTAATACTCTTCAGCATCTTTCACACCGAACTTTTTTTCAAAATATTCTCCTTTTCCTGTTAATTTTTTCATAGCATAACCGGCCGTATAAAATGCTGTTTCAAAACACATATCCTGAGTAAACGTTTGACCGTGTGACCATGTATCATCTAAAGTGTCGGAACTATACACATCGAAACCTGAACCTGAGACATCACATAAATACGCATCTCGTGGGGTCCAACCGAATAACAACACGTGATAGTGAGGTCTCCCATATAAACCGCCGTATTCTCCGGCAGCAAAGTAACGAAATGTTGCTCCTTTCTTTCGTAGTCGCTTAAAGAATAACTGAAGATCCCGTTTGTGTAGACTCTCATAATACCTACCTTCAACAGATTTACTCTTAACATGTGGTAAATTATCATCATTATACGTTAATGTAACAAAACAACTTCTTTTTCCTTCTTCCTCCCAGTATTGCGCTTCATTACAACATCGTATTGCCCATATACGGGCTTTTTCCATTCTGCACTCTATACACTGGCCGCAACCAACTTCCATTTTTTTATCCGCATAACCCTCTGAACGGTTAAACGTCAACGGCCATTTATGTTCTTCCGTCCAGTATCGGGCACGATATACACGATATGGAGAAGTACACACATTACTTACCTTTCTTTTTTATCGGAACCTCTGCAACATCAAACATCTCTTTTGCAATAGCCGGATATGTCTGCCAAACATACTCTACAAACGCACATGCCAAAACTGCAGACCTTGACGGAGAAAACTGAGAATTACGTACTATCTTAGTCAACGCATCAGCCTCTTTTTCCGATAATGTTACTTGTACTTTTACACTCATAAGACACACCTTTCATACATTGTTTCACGTGGAACATTTATACACATAATATACTTCATGTGTAACCGTGTGTCAACACTATCTTCTTAACTCTTTTACCGCATTCATGAACTGTTCAGCAACATACTTTGCCGGATTCTTCCATGCTTTTTTCAAATTTCTATAATACGTATCCTTTGCCTTCTGAAGATCGTAATACAGTTTTATTGGCTTATCTATATTCATTTTTTTATAAATATCACGATATACATCTATTGCACTATTACCTTCTGCAAACAACTGATTAAACAACTTTTCTCTCTCTGCTTTCAACACATTAAGCATTCTTCCGACTTTTGCACCTTTTATTTGCTCATCTATATGACCAATCCTTGCAACTATCTCTTCGATATTTTTATCAATCTGACGAGCTCTTGCTTTACTTTCGAGAACCTCCTGCTGATATTTTCCTTGAAGTGCCGTATTCGTATCTCTGATTGATGCTTGAGTCTCTGCCTTTTCTGCAGCCTCCCTTGCAAGATCATTTGAGAGTTTTGTATCGGCACGAAGTTTATCAATTTCAGCGGACAACCTAAATGCTTGTGATGCACTATTTGTAATATTCGCCATTGGATTTTCCATCTTAGCCACTTGAGCTTGAGGTGTAGTTGCACCCTGCATTCCTTTCGTTGCTGATAATACCGGATTCAAACCGGCAGCTATTAGATCCTTTACTTCTCTCTGGTGAGCAGTAGACGACAATCTTTCCTGAAGTTTATTTGCATCTCTGGCTATTTTCAAATTAGTTAAATTTGTACCTATTGAAGATGCTCCCTGAACAATTGGACCTACTATCGGCAATGCTTTTGCTGCAGCATCTATAAATCCCATACTATATTCTCCTTTGTTAAGTTATAAAGGCCGCTCAGGAAGCGGCCCGATCACAACACATTACTTCACTGCCAGCAATTAGAAATGGTCAAGAAGGCCAGGAACAGAGTGGACTGGCATTTGTGTTGTATACTTAATTCTAAAATATGCATCCATCATTATATCCGGTTGCGATGGTACCGCAGTAACACGTGTGAGTATATCAGACAAATCGCTCTCAACAAAATCACTGTTGAGCGTAGGTAACGTCGCGTAATCCTGCGCAAGATGCCAAGCATCAAGCGGTGTAGCATGGTCACTTCTAAATTGTCCAGCAATGACTGAATGATTGCTTCTACGTTCAGCCCAACGTTCCTGATATCCGAACACAAGCTCGTCGTTAGCAGATCCATCTGCAAAAATTTCTCTGTTAAGTACTGGCTGTTCTCCCAGATGTGCGAGTGGCGGTGCATAAAATTCATCCCTTGTTTGATATGTCATCCATCTTGGAATACCCTGCTGATAGGAAAGTGAACCTCT